TCCGTAGTACTTGCGCTCGGTGATCTCGTCTTCCCAGACACCTCTGCTCTTTTCTACGGGGAAGCCGAAGCCGATCTCGCCAAAGAACCGCATTTAGCCTCCTATTTTGACGTTCGAGCTCAGCCCTCGTTGACGAAGGTCCAGCTGTTCTCGCTCGTCGCGAAGTACGAGCCGGCAGCCGGGGACGCCTCGACGGTCACGGACTCGCCCGCGGCCAGGGTGATGGTCGAGCCGCCGGCCACGGTGGCACCGGTGTCGGTCCGGGTGTAGACCGAGTCGGCGTCGTTCGGGACGGTCACGACACCGGTGGCGTCGTTGTAGCTCGGCGCGGTGGGCTCCGCCAGCGTGTTGGCACCGGCAGTGCGACGCACGACCAGGGCCGACTTGTACTTGGTGAGAGCGCCCGAGCACCGGGTCTCCAGCAGGTACTTGTACTGGTTGAAGTCGATGTCGAAGTCGTCGAACATCGTGAGGTCGCCGCCACGGTCCGCACCGATGGTGTAGTCCTGGAGGTTGACCATGATGCCGATCAGCGTCGGGTCCTGGTCCATGACCTCGACGGCCACGATCGAGCTGCAGCGGATCGCCGCGGCCAGGTCCTGCGCGGTCGGGTAGATGCGCCGGCCGAGCGAGTCCTTGATCAGGAGCATCCGGGCGAGAGCGTCCTCCGTGGTGAAGAACGTCGGGTTACCGGAACCGCGGTAGTGGCGACGCTGGAGCACCAGCGCGTCCACGACCTCCTCCCAGTCGCTGGAGGCGTCGTCGATGTTGACGTACACCGTGGTCGCGTAGAGGTCCTCGTCCGTCGCGATCGGGCGGATGTGGTCCTCCAGGATCTTGTCCTCGTCGCCGACCGAACGACCGTCACCGATGAGGACGGCGCGGGCCAGCTCCTCCTCGAGCATGACGCGGAGCTCGGCCTTGAGCCAGACCACCACGTCGAAGCTGGTGATGTCCAGGATGTCGTCCCGGTCCAGCTTCTGCTTCTTGTAGACGGTCTGCGGCGTGGTGACGCGCTTGGAGACGCGGAAGAACTGCTCCCGCTTCATGTTGCCCTTGACGTAACCCTTCGCACGGGCCTCGTCGAGGGTCAGGTCGGCCATCATGGACTTGATCCGCGAGAACGGCGAGTGCCGGGTCCCGTCGATCACGCCGGCGACCCACTCGGTCCGGCGCTTGCGCCAGTCCGGGGTGTCCGTGACGCTCTGGGCGTCCGGGAACAGGGTCTCGATGTCCTCGATGCCGTGCTTGAGGGCGAAGTCCTCCACGGCGTCCTTGACGGAGCCGAGCTGCTTGGCCTTCTCGAAGATGCCCTTGATGTCGGAGTGGGAGAGGGTCTTCCCCTCGTCCTTGGTGTCGCTCTGGTCGAAGACGTTGTGCTTCATCTCGGTTCCTTCCTTGTCGAGGTCGTCGCCCTCGTCGGAGTTGTCGTCGGAGTTGTCGTCGGACGTGCTGTCGGGGTCAGGGGCACCCTTGGTCTCGGTGCCCGGGTCGTCCCCGGGGTTGTCGTCGCCGGTGTCGGCGTCGTTGTCGTTGTCGGCACCGGTGTCGTCGTGCTGCGCTGCAGCCTCGGTGGCGGCCTCGACGGCAGCCCCGACCATGTACTCGACGACTCGCTGCTCTTCCTCGGTGAGGCCGTTCCACACGTCCTCCATGGTGCGCTCGGAAGTAGCAGCATCGGCGTGCTCGAGTTCCACATCGAGCCCCGTGTAGATGATCGCCTCGTCCTCGAGCTCCGTGACCGAGTCATCCGCGTGCTGAATGGTGACCATGTCGATGAGAGCGCCGGGGTTGGCGCCGGCGAGGACCAGAGAGACCTCGCGGATCTTGCCGTGGAAGACCTGCTTGGACTTCTCCACGAGCTTGTTGGCGTAGATGGACAGCTGAGTGATGTCCTTGTGCTTGACAGCCGCCTTGGCCTTCTGGGCGTTCGGCGAGTCGTTGAAGTACGCCCGGCAGTACACGCCCTCGGGACGGTTCTCGAGGATCGCGTGGCCGAGAACATTCCCCGGCTCGTTGTGGGCGTGCTGCCAGACCAGAGGAACCGAGACACCATCCTGCTCTGCGAACGCATCGCGCATGATTGTCCGGCCGTCGGAGCACTTGAGGCCTGCCTTGGTGGCCCAGCCGCTGAAATCAGCAGTTTCTGCCATTTTGACAGTCTCCTTCCTTGTGTGTGTGCACGACCGTCATGCCGTGCCTCGGCTAGCCGCGCGAGCTTTCGCAATGGCGGCGTGGAGAGAAGAACGGACTCGTGCAATCTCTGCACGAACCTCAGATTCAGTCATGCTGCTGATGCCGCCAGAGGAATGACCTCCGCCACCGGACTTGCTAGCCGCCTTCTTGGACTTGTTTGCTAGCTCAGTCTTGTGCGCTTCTCGGTACTTCTTTGAGTCGCGCGCATCCTTTGACTTCTCCGCAGCAGTCTTGTGTCCATCGTCCTTCTTGCCGCTGCTCTTCTTCGCGTTCGCCAAGAGCGTCCGAAGACGCGCCTGAAGCTCATGAAGCCGAGAGGTGAGATGGTCGATCTGCTTCTGGACTGACGGAGAGATCTTATGTGACGCAGGTTTCCCCTGATCTGGACGACCCGTGCCTCCGGATGAACGATCCTGCGAGCCATGTCTACGACCCTTGAGGTGCTTGTGCGCCTCGTAGTAGTCATGGGCCTTCTGGGGGTCGTACTTGTTGGGGTCATATGGATGTGCGCCATGCATCAGCGCATTCCCAATGACCTCATCGATCGACTTACCCATCAGGGGCCGCAGGATCGGGAATATCGAACTCCGAGAAGGCCGCGTCCACAGCCTTGCTGACCTCATCGAGGGCCGCGTTCGTCTGATCGGGACTCGAAGCTGCGGGGTCCGTGGTGCTGGAGTTACCAGGCGTGCTGCCGTCCGGCATGTTGCTGTTCTGAAGCTTGTCGGCCGACGGATCGGTCGAAGGCTTCAAGCCGACAGCCATGCGGAACTCGTTCGGCGTCATGATCTCGTTGCGAGACAGAACGTCGGCAACCTCAGCCATAGCGGACAGAGGCATGAGCTCGAATGGGTTCTTGAAGTACATGATGGTCTGACCCTGCGTCCTTGCGGTCTTGGTCAGGAACTTTCGAATCATCTCGGCCTGGAGCGCATCGAGGATGGGCTTGATCACGCGAACGTTGTAGTTCAGGATCGTCTTCTCGTCGGCGGAGCCATTGAGAATCTCCTTGGTAAGACCGAGCTGTTCGTAGAGAACACCCTGCAAATATGTGATCTGCTCGAGCAGGTTGTTTGTTGCCGGGCGGTTCAGCTGAACGATCTTCTCGGTACCGTCCGTGTAGGCGATGCCGTACTTGCTGTCCCTCAGCTGACTCTCGATGTCGGTACGCCTCTGCTCGGCCTGAGTTCTACGAGCCTCTGAGCGGATGACGTATGGCAGCTGGATGATCATGTCGAGCTTGCCTGAGGAGGCCTGCTCGTCGACCGCGTCCAGCAGATTCAGCTTGTGAATAAGACGCTGCAGGGTGGAGTTCTGCTCGTTCATGATCCCGTAGAACGGGTTCTGCACGATTCCTACGAACCGCTTGTCGAGCGTGATCTCTTCCTGAAGACCCTTGTCGGGCTGGTCGTTGTAGACACGGACCTTCACATGCCGGGGGTACCAGGCGACAACCTGGCCCACACGCATGCTGCCGATGTCCCAGCTTCCAGATGCCTCCGGGTCCACGGTCGTGTCGACCGGAACGATGGCGGCGTGCCCCTTGTCGAAGAGCGTCAGCGCGTAGTCACGGAAGAAATCCGCTGGAGCCTGATCGATGTTCGAACTGATCGTCAAGCAGTCGTTCAGATTGCTGCGAATGTCTTCGGTGTACTTGCCCGTAGGGTCGAGCCGGACGTGCTTCATCTCAGCAGCTGCTACATCCACAGCCATTCGTGTGTAGATCGAGGAGATGATCGAACGTTCGTTCGAGACTCGAATTCGAACCGAGTGCGGCACGCTTGAGCCGCCGTACATGACTCCATAGGAGCCAGGCGATACAGACACAGTCTCCTCAGTAGAGAAGGTGTTGAACATGTGCCTGAGGCCGCGAGTAAAACGTCCCACTTACTTTCCTCCTTTCACTACTCGAATGCGTCCTTGTTGGCTTTGTAAGCGACGTAGGCATCGAGCAGAGCCGAAACGTTGTCGATCTTCTCGTCCTGTCGCTTCTTCAGAAGCTTTCGGTTGCCGTTGGTGTCTTCGACTGTGATGGCGTTGCCCATCGTGAAGGACATAATGTCCTCGTCGAATCGAAGCATGCGCTCTTCGCTGAGGATCTTGAGCTCTCCAAGGGGCACGGACTCTGTCTTTGCTCCCTGAATAACCTTCTCAACGCCGAACGGAGTGTTCTCCTGCTCCCAACGAGTCATGAACTCTCGTGCGTTGTAGGGGTCATACCCGACAGCGCAGACGTCGTACTCCCTCTGGTCGATGTGCACCATGAGATCTTCGTAGACTTCCATCATGTCCAGAACGGTGCCCGGCATGATGTGGAGACTTCCCTCGTTGATGAACTGTTCGTACTTGTGGCGCATGGCTCCGGGAAGCTTCATCAAGGTGAGCTCGGTGATGTAAGCGCGAGCCTTGATGCCGAAGGTGCCATTTTGACGTGGGAAGAGGAAGGTGAAAGCACAGAAGTCATCGCCCTGAGAGAGGTCGATGCCAAGAGCACAAGGCTGCTTCCAGTACTCACGCTTCGGGTGTGGGATGGTCTCCTCGTACGTGAAGTAGTACGTGAAGCCCTCCAGAGGAATCCCGAACCTCTTTGCCATGATGTCGTTTCGTGCAGCGGGAGCCTTCTCGGCTCTCTCGACATCTCGCTGGTAGGTGTCGTATGTGACCGTGAGACCCAGGTTCGGGTTCGCCTTC